AATGCTGTATTAACTTCACCTCCTCCAGCTGCTGATGTAATTGTAATTTCTCCGTTGTTTTCTGATAAATTGATATTACTACCCGCAACTAAAGATTTAAAATTAAGTGTTTCACCAACTTTATTTTTCCAAACACCAATACCATTACCCAAGTTAGCAGCAGTATTTGGTTCCCCATCTGTATCAATCTCAATGTAATTGTCATCTATTGAAAGATTCAAAGTTAGATTACTACTTAATGATCTTAGAGATCTAAGATATACAGTACATTTTCCTTTTTCATCAGTATCTTGTTTTTGAAAAATACCAACACTATCTAAAGCAGGAGTAGCTGGAGCATTTGTAGTAATGCAGTTTTCTGAAGAAGCAAGATCTTTTACTTTGATAAGTTTAACTGATTTATATGGTATTGGGGATGCTACACCAGTCATGTCTGGTTTTTCATTCCACATACCTAAAACAATTACATCATCCTTGTGAGCTGTTTCAGTAAACTTACCGCGTCTAATAAGACTTAATATGTCAGTTAAAATGTTCATTTTTATTTACCTGAGTGGGTCCAACCACCCATTTTATACTCTTGCATTTTTTCAGAGCCATCTTCATTTTTAACAACTCTTTTAGCTTTACCACCTTTACGCATTTTTTCAACTACTGAGCCAAGCATCATATCATCTAGTTCTCCACCAGATCTCATTAATAACTTGGTTTTTTGTCTTGTCATCTTTTGAGGTTTAAGTCCTCTACTTTTTTTATTGCTCATGATATATCTAATGTTAATGTAACTATGAATAAGTACACTCTAATTGTTGTAAAGGGTTCTTGTTCATTTGGTTCTAAATAATCCCAGCCTAGAGCGAATCTGTTGTGAGGCCAGTGAAATGCTATTTCTAATTCCCAATCTTTCATTGTTATTACAATTTTTTTTATTACATAAACTATTATGACAATGCCCTAAACAAATTTTTTTATTGGACAAAAATTGAAGTAGGATACATATATTTCTCATCTTCTTCCTCCTTGTCCTCTATATTTTTCTTTATAACCACTTTGACCTTTACTTGCATTTTTACTATGCACACCAGGTCTTTTGGTTCTAGAAGAAGGAGTATAATGATTAATTACTTTTGTCATTACTTTTTACCTTTTAATGCTTTTATAGCAGCTTTAGTTCTTTTTTTAATTTCTTTTACTCCTTCTACTATTTTTTCATCAACTTCAGTTTTTGACCATGCATATTTCCAATAGTCTTGAAGACTGTAAGTCCAGATTACATTTAATATTTTTTTAAACATATTTTAAAAATTTAAAGTACTATAGTAATAATATACAAAATTACTGTAACCTAATCAAATATAATTGTATATTTGTGTTGCATCACAACACTTCATATATAAATAATATACAAAAATTATTTTTAATTATTTTAAATCAAAACCATCCATGAATAAAGTAAATCCATTAGTATTCAAAAACAAATTATCTGTTGAGTTTTTACCCACTGAAACATTACTGGGTATTAAAACTGTTAACTGTGAAGTATTATGTGATGATAATAAATACCGTTGGGTCAACGGATTAGAAATTGGATTAATATTTCTAACAATTTCTTACGTGAATATTAAACTTTAATGCTTTTTAAATAGGTATATTTTTCTTAAATTATACTACATAGCAGCTGCACTTCCAATCTAGAGGTGCGGCTTTTTAATCCTTAATAATATCCTTATGAACAAAAACATTTTTAAACCCAGAACAAATATTTTACCTTATGAATATCCACAATTACTTGCCTATAAAGATGCTATTCGCCATTCTTATTGGATAGATACAGAATTTAATTTTACAGAAGATATTCAAGACTATAAAGTAAACATAAAACCAGCAGAAAAGGATGTTATTAAAAAAACTATGTTGGCCATTGCACAAATAGAAGTCAATGTAAAAACGTTTTGGGGTGATTTATATAAACGTATGCCAATCACAGAAGTTGGTGATGTTGGTTTTACTTTTGCTGAGTCAGAAGTTAGACACAAAGATGCATACGCTAGACTACTTCGCATTTTAGGTTTAGAAGATGAGTTTCAAACTGTAATTAATGAACCTGCAATTGAAGGAAGAATTAAATATCTAAAAAAATATTTAGATGGATCAAGATCTAAAGATGATAAAATGTACACAAAGTCTGTATTATTGTTTTCATTATTTATAGAACATGTAAGTTTATTTAGCCAGTTTTTAATTATGATGAGTTTCAACAAAGAAAAGAATGTCTTAAAAGGTATATCTAATGTTGTTGAAGCTACAAGTAAAGAAGAAGAAATTCATGGTAACTTTGGGGCTGAGATTATTAATATTATTAAAAAAGAAAATCCAGAATGGTTTGATGAAGAGTTTAATAATCTTATCTACTCAGCATGTGAAAAAGCTTATAAGGCTGAATGTGGTATATTAGATTGGATCTTTAAAAAAGGAGAGCTTGACTTTCTACCTAAAGAAACAATCCAACATTTTATCATGAACCGTTTTAATAACTCACTTAAAAAAATAGGTATGCAACCACTTTTTGATATTAATAATAATTTATTAGAGTCAACAAAATGGTTTGATATTGAAATTACAGGTACTAAAGAAGGAGACTTCTTTTATAAAAAACAAATAGATTACAATAAAAAAAGTAAGCCAATCACAGTTGATGACTTATTTTAATAAACCAACAAATCATGGAATACAAAAAATATTATTGGCTTAATGAAGATAGCCGTACATTTTTATCAAGAGGATATATATCAGAATCACCAGAACAAAGAATAAAAGATATTGCTGCAAAAGCAGAAAAATATTTACAGATGCCGGGCTTTGCTGAAAAGTTTGAGAAATATATGGCAAAAGGGTTTTATTCTTTATCAACTCCCGTATGGATTAATTTTGGTAAACAAAAAGGTTTACCCATTAGTTGTTATGGTTCTAATATAGATGATAACTTAGATAGTATACTTAATGCTAGCCGTGAAATAGGTATGATGTCTAAATATGGTGGAGGAACAAGCGCTTATTTAGGTAATATTAGACCTAGAGGTAGTATAATATCTACAGGTGGATTTGCTGATGGACCTATACATTATGCTAGAATGTATGATACTGTAGTAGATGTATGTAAGCAATCTGAAGCAAGGCGTGGTGCTTGTGCTGTTTATTTACCCGTTGAACATCCGGATATAAATGAGTTTTTAGATATTGGTACTGAGGGTAATCCTATTCAAAATCTTCAATATGGTGTTACAGTAACTGATGCCTGGATGGAAGAGATGAAAGAAGGAGATAGAAAGAAACGTAAAATTTGGGCTAAAATTATTCAACGCAGATCTGAATTTGGTTTTCCATATATCATGTTTAAAGACAACGCAAATAACAATACACCATACAAAGAGATTGGTATGGAAATCACAGCATCTAATCTATGCTCAGAGATACAATTACCAACTGATAGTTATAACTCTTTTGTATGTTGTCTTGGTTCAATTAATCTCTTACATTGGGATGAGATAAAAGAAACAGATGCTATCCAAACGTATGTTTATTTTCTTAATGCAGTGATGGATGAATTCATTATTAAATCTGAAACAATGCCGGGGATGAAAAGAGCATTTAATTTTGCTCAAAAACATAGAGCAATTGGGTTAGGAGTTCTTGGATATCATTCATTGTTTCAATCTAAATTAATTGAGTTTGATTCATTACAAGCAAAAGGATTAAATAATGAAATATTTAGAACTATAAAAGATAGAAGTGAAATAGCATCTAGAAAATTACATTTTGACCACGGATACAATTCTCTTAGAGAAGGGTATGCTAATACAACCCTTATTGCTGTTGCACCAACAAAATCTAGTTCATTTATTTTAGGTCAGGTATCTATGGGTATAGAACCAATCAAATCTAATTATTTTATTAAAGATCTTGCTAAGTCAAAAACTATTTACAAGAATCCTTATTTAGAAAAAGAGTTAGAAAAATATGGTTTAAATAATGAAGATACTTGGAAGTCTATTCTTGAAAAGGACGGTAGTGTACAACACTTGGACTTCCCAACTAAAGAAGTTTTTAAATCTTTTGTTGAAATATCACCTAAAGAGTTAGTACTACAAGCTGCACAAAGACAAAAGTATATTGATCAATCTCAATCTTTAAACTTAATGATTGATCCTTCTGTACCAGCTAAACATATAAATCAATTGTATTTATATGCATGGGAAGAAGGTATCAAAACTTTATATTATCAGTTTAGTAAAAGCAGTGCTCAAGATTTTGCAAGAAACATTCTTGAATGTGCTAGTTGTGAAGGGTAGTTTAATCTCTTAAACCTTTGTGATTATCTATTCCATCAAGGATTTTATTAAGTTCTTCTGTCTTTATTAAGCCAGCCATAGAAGCATTTTTTAATGCGCTTACAAGTTGTAGTATCATAAAAGGTACAACAAAAACCTCAGATAGCCATCCTGTTCCTGGA